AACAGTTGTACCATTCCATTGTGCTGAAGTTATAGAGCCGCCATAGTCAAAAGTGTTAGTTGACCAAGATACATTTGAAGGAGTTTGAAAGTGTGAATCCCATGTACCTGCGGCAGTTGTATTGTTCAATAATTCTAAGATCATATAACCCCCACTTCCAACTGCCTTAACCAATGTACCAGAATTATTATTCACATTTATATTGCCACTTGATTGGTTATTATTAAATGAAAAAATAGTTCCATTAGTTAGTGTTGTAGCATTTGGCAATTGATATGTTTGACTACCAGAGCCAGTAGTTACTAAATGTACGGGAGTTGAATCTACGGTCAAAATAACTGTAGTACCTGCGGCAATCATTGAAGTAAATCCATTGAAATAAGCATTAGCAGTTACATTTTTTTCCCCCATGTTAAGGTTAGATGTTGCTCCTGTATATGGTACACCATCTGTTATTCTTAAATATTTGTTAGATAAAGTAGCGCTATCTACCAATAGTGTACCCGAATTGGTAATAGTACCTCCGCTTAAACCATAGCCCGTAGCTACACTGGTTACAGTACCGCTTCCGCCCGTTGGTATTGCTTGTGTTTGTAATTCGCCAGTACTTGTAGTTATTACCATACGATTACCTGTACCAACTAAATCTCGTAATAAAGTCTTACCGGTTACATCTAACGAGTAAGCAGTATTAGGTGTTAGATTGTTAATTCCAAAAGTTTGACTATTTGCAGGTACAAAAAAAACATTACCAATATAAGATCCTGTAGATGTATTATATGAATTTAAAATAAAATCATTATCACCTTGACCTAATATAAATTGATTAATATTATCGTGCTGAAATCTAATGTTATTAGTAGATCCTATTGCAGAATTAAGTTTTATAATATTATCGCCTAATCCTGTAGTATTAATTGTAATTATGCCTGTCCCATCGTCTTGTATTGTACTATTTCCTAAAGTTGATGTACTTGTAAATTTAGGTATACGGTTAATTGTTCCACTAATACTTCCTCCACCACTTGCATTTCCTCTAATTAATAAATCGTTTGATGTGCTACCTTTAAAAATTCTTATTGTAGAATCATTTATCTTAGTTACATCATTTACAAATTTATTTGTTGTATCAATCTTTCTCAAATATGAATTAAGCATATTAGAAGTATCACTAATATTTAATTTTAAGTTTATTCTATTACTTAATGATGCGGTATCAGTTTTTCTCAGATATTTACTAAGCATTGTAGAAGTATCACTAATATTTAATTTTAAGTTTATTCTATTACTTAGTGATGCGGTATCTATTTCTCTAAGATATTTGCTTAGCATAGATGTTGTATCATTTATTCTTAAATATTTTGCAGATAAAGTTGATGAATCAATAATAATAGTACCAGTAATTGAAATAGGTCCACCTGTTAAACCATATCCAGTAGCAATATTAGTTACTGTACCATTTCCACCACTTGAACCTCTGGGTAGTTCAATATCGGTTGAATTATTACCTTTAAAAATTCTAATAGTTGAATCATTAACTTTAGTTACATTATTTACCCATTTATTTGTAGTATCAATCTTTCTTAAATATGGACTTAACATTGCAGTTGTATCAGTTCTTCTTAAATATTTACTAAGCATTGCAGTAGTATCAATCTTTCTTAGGTATGGTAATAACATTGCAGTAGTATCAATCTTTCTTAAGTATGGCAATAACATAGCAGTAGTATCTATTTCTCTTAGATATTTACTTAGCATCGCAGCAGTATCTGATTTTCTTAGATACTTACCACTTAATGTAGCAGAGTCAACTATTAATATTCCAGTTGATGTAATTGGTCCTCCAGTTAATCCATAACCGGTAGCAACTGATATAACTGTTCCTGATCCACTTGAACCACGAGGCAACAATATGTCTGTTGCAGTTGATCCTTTAAATACTGTAATGGTGCTATCGTTCTTCTTAGTTACGTTATTTACAAATCTATTTGTAGTGTCTATTTTTCTGAGATATTTACTAAGCATAGTTGTCGTATCTGCAATATTTAACTTAAGATTTATTCTATTGCTCAAACTTGCAGTATCAATCTTTCTCAAATACTTGCTTAACATCGCCGTTGTATCTATCTTCCGTAAATATGGTAACAACATTGCAGAAGTATCTGTCTTTCTAAGATATTTACTCAGCATAGTTGCAGTATCACTAATATTTACTTTTAAATTAATTCTATTACTTAATGATGTAGTATCAGTCTTAGGCCATGAATTGATTGATCTCACAACATGATTTGCATTATATCCTAATGGTTTAAATGAAGATGTATCCGCAGTTGAAGTTGTTGTACTATCTGTGTCTAAATAAAGGTATTTTGCTCCTATATAAACTATTTCACTATCAAGATAAATCTCTCCTCTACCAAAAGCATTAATGTCTATAGTTTTTTGACCGTAAATATTAAAATTATGTTTGCCGTAAATTATAACATCTTTAGTTAATACTCCTCCTAATGAAATGGAATCTGTACCACTAAGACCATTATATCCAATTGATCCTCCTGATCCTGCAATCGTATTCCATCCATTCGCATTTGTCCAAGTATATAGCAAGTTATTACAAGTATCCATTGCAATAGCACCCTCTTTTGCAATTGAATTTCGTGTAGTAGGTATTCCACAGAATGAAGGAATATGTAGAGTAGAATCGACTTTTAATCGTTTCATCTGGTATCCTGCTGCAGTCATTGGTGTATATTGTTGTGCAAATACATTACTAACGCAAAATGTAAGTAAGATTATTATTATTATTTTTTTCATATTATATATCTCCTGTTGTTATTGTTATTGGTCCAGTTCCCTTAAAATTTGCAGTAAAAGTAACCATATTATCAAATGAAGATGTTTCATTTATTGACTCTAAAATAATATAACCACTTTTATTCAAATAATGTGTAGCACTAATATCTTGTTCATACCATCTACAAGCAAGTTGAGTACCTGCTATCAAATATCCATATAAATTCTCTACCGTTACATCATCAGTAGTACCATTAACTAATAATGTTAAACCTTCAATAGTTCCACTCCATTGTATAGCACCTGAAACATTGGTTCTGAATCTGCCTGAACCTTTTATTGAGGTTTCTATTATATCATTAGATATATCAAATGTTATACTTCTTGCACATGCTACGGTAAATCCATCATCAGTAAGCAATAATAAAACATCTTCTCCTCTTACTTTAGCCATTATTAACTTTTTTCGTATAAATAATTAAACTCATAAAATTTACTATTACAAAATATATAAAAATAATCAAAACCACTTGGATTTAAATCAGGATCTGATCCGCCAATAATTGTTGGAAAATAAATCCATTGATATAATGTCAAATTACAACTACCATTTTTGTAATCTATAGTCATTTTACCTGGTACATATCTTGAATGATAAGGATCATTTGCAGGAATAAATACTGCAAATGGTGTTAATACATTCTCTGCATTTATTAAATTTAAGTAATTTCCTTCAAACTTTGTCTTTGCAAAATAATTAGAAAATAATGCTTCTTGTGTCATTCCATTACCTAAATTACTAAAAGTAAATCCTAAAGGTGTAGATGGATATTTCCAAATTGTACACCTATTTCTAATGTATCCAATATATGTTTGCAACATTAATGTACCATTAATTGAAGTACTTGGTGAATTATCAATGTATATCTCTTTATCAATATTATTCTTTAAATTGTTTAATTGATAATCTTCATGGGTATGTCCAATTATTTTAATTATTCCATTAATATTATTATAAACATTAAAACTTAAATTTTTATAATGTGTTTCATAATTTGTATTATTTGAAGATGCTGAAGTTAAAAAAGGAAATACTATTCCATTATATGGCAATGATTTTGATTTTACTTTTACTGTATGCCATCCATTTGCATTATCTCCAGATAAAATTTGAAATACTATGCCATAAGGAGTTCCTGAAAAAGTAGTTATCCAATTACCATCAGTTGAAATCCATTTAGTAGGTATTATTCCATCCTGTAAAGCAATTTCAAAAACATTTGTAACTATACCAGGTTCACTATTTTCAGTTTTATAATCAAAAGACCATTCTAAAACATCCCCTTCACTTAATTCAATTCCTTCATACATTATAGCTCTGGTAGTATCGTATGGTTGTCCTTTTATAACAATATACCTATCTATTTCTGTGCCATAAGATTCAGATGTTATATCATTATCAAAAACAACTCTAATTAATTTTGTTACAGTAGGAGAAGGATGATCCACCCATGGTATCCAATAAAACAAATCATATTCTTTTATTATATTAGTTCCTGAATTATATTCTGAAATAAGCGGACCTAATTCTTGCAAATTATTATTTTTCATTAAAGACTCAGGATGAATATAATTAAATGTTTCCTTAACGTATTGAAATGGTCGTACAATTGATTTTAATACTCCAGTTTCCATATCATTACCACTTAAAAAAGTAAATGGTACAATATTTTTAGTTACTCCTGATGTATTAAAATCATAATCATAACCAAATCCTGACCATGTAGCACCAGATAAAGTTAAATAATTATACATTTCATCAAATCTTACAATATACCATGCTCCATGTGCTTGAAATAAGGATGCATTGAATCTACTTAATATCTGTTCTAATATATCATAACAACTTAGCCACGAGTCATTTCTTTTGAAAGTATTTATCAATAAAAATGTATCTAAAACAAGTTCATTTGTAGTTCCACCATTAGGACATAATGTTGACATTACATTTGTATTTAAATCTAAATTAGTAGAACGCAAACAAAGTCTTAGAATTTGTGCAAGAGAAAAATAATTAACTAAATCAACTGGAGCAGTATAAGTTAAATCAAATGTTATTGTACCTGAAAATGGAACAACAATTCCTATGTTTATTAAATATCCAAGAATTGAGCCACTATATGAGATATTATAACAAATAAAATTATAAGTATTTGTTCCATCAAATAAACTAAAAGTATCTCCATTTTTCAAAACTCCTATTCGAGGATCTAATGTTTGTATCGTATTATTGGCAACAGGAAATAAATTGGTTATTGAAATTGCTGATATAACTGTAGGTCCGCCAATATTAACTGCTGCTTGATCTAAGGTTATATCTTTTAAAATTCCTAAATTATCAGTAAATGTTAAACTTATTTCATGGTTAAAATCAACATACAATTCAGCACAATCATCTTGAAGTAAATATCCGACAAATAATATCTCATCAGTTTGTCCTCTTTTTACAATTGCCTTAAAAGTATTATCTTCTTCTGAATAAAAATCTTGTAATGATAATCCATTGGAATCAGTTATAATATTAACCTTTAAAGTACAACCTCTAATAGGAGCTTTAGGATCATCTTCTTGCCATTCTTGAATAATTGGATTACCAGATAATACTATGTCAATTGGAGTACCTGTAAAGTCCTTCTTTTCTATTTGCAACTTAACTGTCATTAATGGCAGAAAAGAATCAAACTCGTTAGAATATATTACTGAATAACTCATTAAGTTGTGCGGCCATAAGTTTGACCATACTTTTTATTGCTGAAAAATATATCTTGACCTCTAAGCATTCCAAATACTTCTATTTGTCCGCCTACACCACCCATCATTTGAGATGTTTGTGCTGCAGGAATAACCTGTGATCCACGAGGTAAATTAATTAACTCTGGACCTCTCTCTCCAACCAATGCCATTCCACCTGGTGCATTACGAGTACCAACTGCAAATGCACTTCTTGAAGTTAAATTCTTTAATGCTGCTGATAATGCAACTAATGCAATACCAACACCAATAGCTGCAAAAGGATTAGCTAATAATTGCGAAATTGCTTGTTGAGCAATAACTGCTAAAAATCCTATTTTAATTAATTGCTCTCCTAAAGATTGTACTCCTGATGCTAATAATTCAAAAACACCTTTAAATACATCACCAAAATTACCTCCACTTATTGCAGCTCCTAATGCTTCACCAAATTTTATTGCAATATTTGCAGCAGCATCTGTTAAGAATCCAGTTGCAGCACTATCTATTTGTTTACTATAATCTTCCCATGCTTTTTTAATTTCAGCAGCAGATGTTGTTAAATCAGCTCTTACATTTTGTACAAATTCTGGAGGTACAATACTTCCTTGAATTGCTTTAAAATCTGCTTGAATTTCAATGGGTACTTTTATAGGTTTTATATTTTGAGCAATTTTTGGAATTGGTATTTCATTTGTTTGTGGTTTAAAATCCCATGGCAACATAATTGCCTTTGCTGCATTTTCAAGATTACTTTTTAATTTTAATAATAACTGATCATATTTTAAATCTTGTAACCTTGCCTCTAAATTAACATATACTGTATCTTTATTTGATACATTAAATTTCTCAATTATTGTACCTAAAATATTTTCAAACTCTTTTATTTTATCCTTATTGATATCAAATTGTGGAGTTCCTAATGAAAATCCTACAGATTGAACAGATACTAACTTTTTCTCAAATTGTGCTATTGCTTGTGCGAGTGTTTCCGTTCCTTTAGCTGCTTTATTTAAATCATCTGAAGGCAATTTAATTCCTTTAGATACTTCAGATAAGTTATTAGTTAATTCTTGGATATTTTTTTGAGTAAAATCAATTTCTTTATTTTGCTGGTCACTATATCCAGTTTCTATTTTTCTTAATTCTGCTTCTGCTTGTTGAATTTTTAAATAAACTCCAGGTTGGTCACCTAATGATTTTAAATATTTAATTTGACTTTTTAATAAATCAGTTTGTACTGTATTTGCAAGATTCTTTTGCTTTTTTTCATTCCCAGTTAAAGTTGTTCCTTGTAATTCTAATAATTTAGTAATCTCTTTATCTAACTTAGCCTGTAAAACTTTGGCAGTAACGATAGTTTTTAAACTTTCCAAATATAATTTGTAAGAAGAAGTTAAACCTACTACTTGATCACCTTCTAACTTTAATTGATTAAAAACTTCTGGATTAATTTTCTGAAGTTCTTTTATTGCTTCTATTTTTCTTTTTCTTGTTTCAGTTTCATTCTCTAATACTGCTATCAATGAAGTAACATTAGATGTTTCTGAACCAACTGAAGATTCAATAGATCTTAATGATTTAGCGGTTTCATCTGTAGCATCCTTAGCCTCTTTGCTCTTTCGAGTCCATGCACTAAATCCAATTTGAGCAAATGTAATGGCAGTTGTTACCGCTGCAAATGCAAGTGATAACCCAGCAGGACCAGCTAATGATGCTCCTAAATTAGATAATAAAGATTTCCCTGTTGCTGCTGCTTCTTTACGAGCTGATGCTAATGAATCAATAAAAGGTGTAATGTTGTTAGCAATACCTATGAATCCATACGCAGAATCACTTACTATTCTACCTAAATTGGTAACTGCATAAGCAGCACTATTAGTTTGACCTGCAACTTTTTTAAGTCCTGAATCTGCTGCACCTAATGAACTCTTTAAATCGCCAATTTTATTCTTTAAAATACCAATACTATTCTGCAATTTTATTATATCCTGAGTATTAGTTGCATTTCTTAACTCCGAAGTAAATGCTTTTAAATCATTTTCTGCAAGTTGCAACTGTGCAGATATTAATCGTGTATCTACTGATATTGGCACATTTACAGGAGGAATATTACTCAATTTTGCCTCTGCATCATTAACACCAGTCACTAATGGAGTAGTATCAGCATCAACCGGAATTATTACAGGATTAGATTTTATTGAATTAATATCATTCTGAACTGTGTTAATCTGTGTAGTATCTGCAACTACTACTAACTCAACTGGAGTAGTTTTTATGGCATTTATATCAGTCTGAACAACATTAATAGCAGTAGTATCTGCAACTACTACAACTTCAACTGGAGTAGTGTGTATTGAGTCTATCTGATTCTGAACAGTATTTAAATTAGTAGTATCCGCATTGACAACTAAATCTACTGCTTTCGATTGTATTGAATTAATCTCAGTTTGTACGTTATTCAGTTCTGTTGTGTCAGCATTTACTACAACTTCAACTGCTTTTGATTGTATTGAATTAATTTCAGTTTGTACGTTATTTAAATCCGTTGTATCTGCATTAACTACAACCTCAACTGCTTTTGATTGTATTGAATTAATTTCAGTTTGTACGTTATTCAGTTCCGTTGTATCTGCATTTACTACAACTTCAACTGGAGTAGTATGTATTGAATCTATTTGATTTTGAACGGTATTTAAATTAGTAGTATCAGCATTGACAACCAAATCTACTGCTTTTGATTGTATTGAATTAATCTCTGATTGGACATTATTTAATTCAGTTACATCAGCATTTACAACCAATTCTACCGCCTTAGATTGTATCTTATTGATATCAGACTGGACTTTGTTTAATTCTGTTGTATCAGCATTTACAATTAAATCTACCGCTTTAGATTGAATCTTATTAATATCCGTTTGAACAGTATCTAAATCTGTAGTATTTGTATTTACAACTAATTCAATTGCCTTTGATTGAATATTATTAATATCAGATTGAACAACATTAAGTTCTTTATCATTTGCATTAACAACAACTTCAACTATCTTAGATTGTATTTTATTAATATCTGATTGTACTGTATTTAACTCAGTTGTATCAGTATTGACAATTAATTCTACTGCTTTAGATTTTATCTTATTTATGTCTGACTGAACGGTATTTAACTCAGTAGTATCTGCGTTAACAATTAACTCGACTGCCTTAGATTGAATCTTGTTGATATCAGTCTGAACAGTATTTAATTCTGTAGTATCAGCATTAACAATAACTTCAATTGCTTTAGATTGTATTTTATTAATATCTGATTGTACTGTATTTAATTCAGTTGTATCAGCATTGACAAATATTTCTAATTGCTTAGATTTTATTGAATCAATCTCTGTTTTTGCCTTTTCAACCTGCTTTGTATCAGCTATAATAGTCAACTCAATTTGTCTTGCTTTTATTGAAGCAATCAAATTTTTTGTTTCGCTAATCTTCTTATTTAATGAATTGAAATTTGTATTATCACCAGTCTTAGATAACTGATCCTGAAAAGACTTTAAATCATTTTCTGCCTTCTTTAATTGTATTTCTAACTGGCTGATATCCGCTTCAACAACTATCTGTAATTTATCTGCCATTTTATTTTATCTTCAAGTTATGCCTCTGCAATATTGCATCATATCTATCTTTAGTCATTGGTTCAATTTCTTTCTTATTGTCTTTATCATCTAACATTGGCCAAAATCTTTCTATAGATCCTATTGCCTTACTTCCTGCCATTGATTCTGCAACTCTGAAAGATGCAAACCTCATAATTTTTGTTTGCTCAAACTGTTTCTCTTGATAACCTTCATAAGCAGCATAAAACTCTATAGGCATTGAAGTATAATACTGATAAGCAGTCCAACCAAGTTTACCTAATGCAAATTTTAAATTTTCGTAGGCAATTTCTGCGTTACTTTTTTTTTCTCATCTTCAATTTCCTGTCCTTTTTTAATTAACTTTTTCCAAAGTTGAGATTCAGTCAAAGATTCAGTAATTTTTTTTACAATTGTATCATCTTCCAAATTATCAACCCAATCAGAAACTTCATCAAAAGTATAATCTTCTGGTTCTCCTTTTGCATAAGTAGCAGCATAAAGTCCAGCATATACCATTGAATAAATGAATCCTATGTTAGTTCCTGATTGATTCTTTTCAGCAAGTTTTTCAATTGCTAATTGATTAAATTTAAAAGATCTTAATTTGCCTCCAATTTCAAATTCTAAATAGTTCATTGTGTGTGTGTTTTTTTGTGTGTTAATCTGTGTTTACCGTCCATCCATTTTGTATTAATATTGCTTTATCAAATATTCCATTTCCAGTTGGAGGTGCTGGAGGTGATTGAAATTGTAAATCCAACTGACCAACAGTATTGTAATTAACAACTGTAGCTAAAATATCATTTACTTGACTGCTTGTTAATTTACCATAATTAAAATTTAAAAAAGTAATTGTATTAGAATTTGTTGGAAGTATTATATTATTATTTCCATAATTATAATTTTCTAATCCAATTCCAATACCATTAAAAGTTGAAAAATCAGGAGGATTATTAAATATTCCAATACCAGTATTATTTGTAAATTCTATTGTTACAAAATTTAATAAATTTAAATTATATAAATTATCAATAGAGCAATCATATAATGGATCAATCCAATAAATTGGAACATTTACTGGATTTGTAATATCTATAGTTACTAAATAAGTACCAGGAGCATTATATAGATTAGTTAAATTAAGAACCGAAGAATTAATATGATAATATATATTTCCATCTCCCCAATCAATTGTAGCATCAAATGGAGTGCTTGATAATATTTCCCCTATAACTATATTTCCACTTGCAGGAACATTTAATCTTATTGAAAATAATGGTGGACTTGGTGGTGTAGGATTAATTACACTTATCGTTGGTACACCGTATGGCTGAAGTGTTCCTGTAAATACACCAACTGAATCAAATGCATAAGTGCTACTTAATTCAGATAAATATCCAGTACCTTCTTGAATTTCATCACCTGCCACAGGTGTTTCAGGTGATAATTTCCAACCTACAGTTTGCTCTGCCATTAATAATAATCGCAAATCAGTTCCTGATATCTGTCCTGTAATTGGATCCTGTAAATGTTGTCCTTCAAATGTATAAGATATATCAATTGCACCTGGACTTTTATCAGGTCCACAAGCAGAAGATGCATCTACAGGCTGAACACTCATTGCTTGACCTACAGAAGTAAGACAAACTACTGTGTCGTAGTTTGTCCCACCTGAAGGATCAATAAATAGTAACATTGTGCCGCCATCTACTTTATGTTCAGCCATAGTTTTGTTTTAAAAATATCTTATTGCAACGCAATCACCAGGTATTAATTTATCTAATGCATATTGACCATTAATTGCAGTATTCATATTATAATTTTGAGTAGAAGATAATTCAGTACTTGTTTGATAATATGCTGCAGATAATGGTGTTGGATAATATGCTTGATTTAAGATGACATTATACATTTCATCTACTGATGGCATTACCCAATCAGTATATCCATTAAAATTACCATTGCGACAGGCTAAGGCAGGTAATGAAGGAATACTTGCTATTATTGCAGTAGTATTAGGATCCCCATCACCTATTGCATATCCTGTTGCTCCTGTAACTGTATATGCTATTGCCCATGTATCATAAGATACGGATTGACCACTATTATAAACAACAAATCCATGTAATCCAGTTCCATCAAGATATGCAATATTCCCACCTTGATAAGATTGTCCAAGTACAAGACCTCCACCTCCACCACCATAAACAGTAACAGTCGGAACTCCATATGGCATTATTGCTCCACTAAATACTCCAACTGAATCAAAGGCATAAGTGCTGCTTAATTGAGAAATAAATCCTATGCCTTCTTGAATCTCATCTCCCGCCACAGGTGTTTCGGGTGATAATTTCCATCCAATTGTCTGCTCTGCATTTAAGAGTAATCTCATGTCTGTTCCACTTATTCTAAGACTATTTGGATCTTGCAAATGCTGCCCCTCAAATGAATAAGATATATCAACAGAACCTGGACTCTTATCTGGACCACAAGCAGATGAAGCATCTATAGGCTGAACACTCATACTAACGCCTACGCTTGTAAGACAAACTACCATATCGTAAGTAGTGCCGCCATTGGGATCAATGAAAAGCAGCATATTGCCGCCATCTACTTTATGTTCAGCCATAGTTTATAATTATGCTTGTACAGTAATAACAGGAGTGCCAAATGGCTGAATAGTTCCTGTGAAAGTTCCAACAGAATCAAACGCATAAGTACTGCTCAAATCTGATAAGTAACCTGTACCTGATTCAATCTCATCTCCAGTTACTGGTGTTTCAGGACTAATCTTCCATCCAATTGTAGTTTTTGCCATAAGCAATTGGCGAAGTGATGTTCCTGAAATTCTACCTGTTACAGGATCTTGTAGATGCTGACCTTCAAACGTGTAATTCAGTTCTATTGTACCAGGTGATTTGTCTGGACCACATGCACTTGATGCGTCTACAACTGATACTGATGCTGATTTACCTACAGTCGTTAAACAAACAACTGTATCATAACTTGTTCCTCCTGCAGGATCAACGAATAATAACATCGTACCCCCTGCCACTTTGTGTTCTGCCATTTTAATTTGATTTTAATTTATAAATAAAAACTGTTTAAAAACTAATATTCGACTTATGAATATTTTTCCACCAACTTCACCGTATCTCTCAGTTCTGTCAGTTTGTACATTCAAATTTAACATTTGTAATCCATATAATGATAAATCTAACACACTTTTTGAATTAGGTTTTATTGCTTCCAATATCTGATTAGTAACTGTGTTTAGATTCTTAGAATTATTATATTTATATTCCCATGAATTAATTGTAATCTGTATTGTAGAAGTCGTGTCTGATGAATTATCTGTAGAATTCTCAACATTGGTAACATCAGAAATTACACAATAAATTTTATCCTTAACATCATCTGGTTCCTCACCTTCATATACAGGAATGCTTAATCCGTTGATTACCTCATAATATGCTTGTAATAATGCACTATTTACATCTTTCATCGGAATATTAATTTTAAATCTTCGAACAATTTAGGTGTTTGATTTGTTACACTTGGGTATAGAAACGGCCTCGCTTTAATTCCATTAGTTAAGATGCTCATCATTATTACATAAGCAGTTGCCTTATCTTCAATCTCTTTTTGTGATTTATTTACTCTGTTTTTAC